GGCAGGCACACCGCGATGAGGTCGTCCCCGCAAATGCGCGCATTTGGCAGGAGCTCCCTCATCCTGGTGCCTAGAAGGGTCGGGTCGGCTCCAGCAAAAGCCCACCCGTGGTAGAGATTCAAGAGCGCCCAAGTCGTCGGTGATCCCATCAGGATACCGCGCCGGGTCGTCTCGGTCTGCCCGTTGGGCCAGGTGGCCTCCTGGGGCCCCGTCGCTAGACGGAGTCCATGGAGTTCGGCCGGTAGCATGCGCCCCGAAGCCTCAAGACCGTCGACCATCGCTTTCGCGACGTCCAACGGGATGAGGTCCGAGGCTGCACGCAAATCGGACGAAACCACCTCGCCCACACACCCTTCTAGTTCTCGCACTATCTCCCTCGGGTTTGACTCAAGAGATGACCGAGTCATGGGCCACTTCCGCAGCCCAATCATCAGCCTTCGCCGAGCAAGGTGCGCAAGTACCAACACGTGCCGCTCTGTTGCGGTCACGATACGTACCTTGTGCCCCCGTTCGAGGACGGTGGCCACTCGTGCACGAGGCACGGGCGGCCAAACATCCTTGAGCGCTGCCCCGACCAGCCGGAGTTCCGAAAGGATTATATGCCATTGCTTTGGCATCTCATCCGGACACTCCGCCTCGATCGGGTCAGCCAACTCGAGGAGCTCGGCGATGTCGGCCGTCAGCCCCCCCTGGGCTCTCGTCTTCGCATACGTGGCAGAGCTCCCGCTGAGGAGCTGCATGCTGTGTGCGATAGACGGAACCTTGGGGAGGTACCGATGGGCCCAATCGCGGACCCAGTTGCTCAACGAAACCAGCAACTGGGGGTCAGTATGGAACTCATTGGCCAGATCCCGCTGATGGCGGGATAGGGCCTGTTCGACCTGCCGGTCTGAACCAACCGGGAGCGCACGTCCTAGGTAGGACGCCTGCGCCCAGGCTGACTCGGACCTCCGGGTCCGACTGGGACAAGATTTCCAGATCCAGTGGTTTGGTTGCTTGCGGTGTAACACCCAAGCGATCCGAGCACTCGATGAAAAGCCTTTTAGATCGGCAATCATGAATTCCGTTCCTCTTGTCTTGTCTAAGACCTCGAGCTTTCTCCTTACATGCTGGTACCATACCAGCATTTCACGCTTGA